TGCATCCATTATTAACCAGACAGATGCGTCTAACATCGATAAGGATCAAAGACAGGCGGCAAAGGCATATACATTCGCCCCGCTGTATGGCGGGATGGGCGCAGGTGAACCTGAACATATCCGTAACTACTTTAGCCAATTCTTTGCGATCTATGAGGGTCTAGCAGCCTATCAGAAACGCTTAATGGATGGCGTAGTACGCAACGGGATCGTGCAGACCCCTAGTGGGCGGCAATACTTCTGGCCTAATGCAAAACGCACCAGAAATGGACGTATTACCAATGCTACGCAGGTGGTGAACTATCCTGTACAGGGATTTGCCACAGGTGACCTTGTCCCATTAGCCTGTATCCGTGCGCACCAGAAATTTAAGGAACTAAACCTTGTCTCTAAGTTAGTTCTGACGGTCCACGACAGTATCGTGGTGGATTGCCATAAGGATGAACTGGAACAGGTCAAGGAAGCCCTGACATGGGCTATGACGGGTGTTCCTGAAGAGGCAGAGAAGCGTTGGAACTACACTTTTTCTTTACCGTTAGCTATCGAAATATCTGGCGGTAAAAACTGGCTTGATCAAGTCGAATTTGATTGACTTATAGCCCCTAGTTATGACATACTATAAGTCCAACTAAGAAAGGGTCACAACATGAATGATCTAACAACAATTGATGGTAGCGAGTTAGCAGAACTAGCAGATATCCTTGGAACTGAAACAGCATCTGGTGGTGGAGACACACTTGTACGTGTGCCAAAGCTTGATCACCAACATGCGGCAGATGATGACGACGGGAACCCTATGCCCCGTGGTGAATTTAGACTGCATATGCCAGATCAAATCGTTTATGCCAAAACGGTTAAGTTCCGTCCTTTAGCTTCTCATATTCAATATTTCCTGTGGGAAAATGATAAGCTTGTTAAGTCCCGTGCATTGAAAAACATGCGTGAGGAAGCCCGTGATACTGCAGGCACATTAGCGTGTGGTATGCCAGAGTGGGAAGTTCGTGCAGAAAACGAAGACCTACGCCAGAAGTACAAAGACTGTCAGCGACGTGTCGTGCGTGGTCTTGTGTCTATGATTGGACATAATCTGGAAGGCGACGAAATCATTATTGAAAACCAACCTACCATTTATTTTGGTAAGGGCCGCACAAACTACGGTGGTTTCTTTAATGAATATATTAAGCAGTTGCCGAAAGGTGCAAACATCTTTGACTATGAAGCGAAGATGTCCACTGAACGTATGAAGGTAGGCGCAACGGTGTTCTTTAAGATACACTGGGAACCGCTACTAAAAGATAAACTCCCAATGACGAAGGATGTCTTTGAAACGATGAAGGTCTTTGCAGACACTATTCGTGCCGAAAATAAGTATGTCGATGATCAATACTTTAAGGCGGTAAAAGAAGACAGTCTGGACACGTCAGCCATAGCGGCAATCGAAGACAGTTTGGACGCAGACTTCGTAGACGCTTAATGGGACTTCAGGAACAAATCCACACGGTCTTAGACCACTTGTCCAACAATGAAAGCGATAAGCTTACCATTGATGACAGTTGGATCGAAGAGGCAGGAGAGGCTTTCAAGGAAGCCCTTCGTCGCCAGTTCACACGGCAGGAAGAAGACTTTCGCCTGCGTATGTCGAACATTGGTAGGCCTCTTTGCCAACTACAGATGGGCAAGAGTGGTGCCACTACTGATCGCAAACCTTACAACTTCATTATGAAAATGCTTCATGGTGACGCAATCGAGTGTATCATGGATGTTGTGCTGCGTATTGCAGGGGCAAACATTACTGGCGGTAAATCAAAGGTAGAGTTTGACCTGAACGGGCATAAGATCAAGGGCGAAGACGATGTTGAGATTGATGGCAAAGTCTATGATATCAAATCGGCTTCCCCTGCAGCATTTGAACGTAAATGGAAGTATGGCATCGACGCTTTGAAGAAAGACGATGGCTTCGGTTATATCGGTCAGCTAGTGGGATATTCTGAAGGGCAAGGTAAGCCTGCAGGCGGTTGGATCGTTGTCTGTAAAAGTTCAGGGGAAGTTGTTGTAGTTGATGCAAAGCTTTCCAAAGCAGAAACCAAACGTATCAAGGGCGACCTTGCTATGAAAGCTACTGCAGTGAACGAAGATTGGTCCTTTGAACGGTGCTTTGAACCAGAAGATGATTTCTTTAACAAGAAATACACAGGTTCTAAGAAACTGCCGTTTAGCTGCAACTACTGCGATTACCGCCCGTCCTGTTGGCCTAATGCACAATACTTACCACAACCAAAATCCAAGGCCAAAGAGCCACGGAAGCATTGGTATGTGCAGTATGAAGGAAAGGAACTGTAGGTGGCTATCAAACCTTCGTCTGCAAAGGCAAAGGGGCGTAAGCACCAACAGTGGGTAAGAGATAAAATACTAGCTTTGTTTCCTAGTTTGGAAGCAGACGATGTTCGATCAACGAGCATGGGCGCAGGGGGAGAAGACGTGCAGTTGTCCCCTGCAGCTAGGAAACTCTTTCCCTATTCTGTCGAGTGCAAGGCCCTGAAGGCTATCGGCGTATACAAGTTCATAGATCAGGCTGAAGCTAACTGTCCTGAGAATGCCACCCCGATAGCCATTATCAAAGCAGATCGCCAAAAGCCGTTGGCGGTTGTGGATGCAAATCACTTTTTTGAACTGCTTGGAAAACTAAAATGAAATACTCTGATCTACCGCTAAACTCTATGGGCATTGTCATTCACCTTGAGGAAGAAGGTGGCTTCGGTGTCACAGTCATGCACAACATATCAGAAGATTGGTCTGAGGAAGAAGCAGAGCCGTATTTAGACATACTGAATGGCCTGAATATGGTTCTTACCAACGGCTATGACATGCTTGGTATGTACGGTGCGCTAGGACGTGTCGTTAAAGACTATATTGAAGGTGACGGTCCTGAGATTGAATTCGAGCCTGATGAAGAATTGCTACAGGCTATCGAAGACCGCAAGGTAGTTCCCTTCAACAAGAAGAAGCTGAACTGATGCATAGTCGTAACCGTTTAAATGCGGATGCCTATGTCACGCCTGACATGGTGGATAAGCCGCCCCACTATAACAACAGCACCATCGAATGCATCGATGCAATGACCGCAATGGCAGAGGGCTGCGATATCCCTAGCCATGAGGCTTACTGTTGGCAGAACTGTTTTAAGTACCTTTGGCGTTGGCCCTACAAGAACGGCCTAGAAGACCTGAAGAAGGCACGTTGGTACTTAGATCGCTTAATCCAAAAAGTAGAGGAAAACCCTGATGATTACTCATGACGACATCGTGGGCTTTGAATACTTTGATGAAGGTAATGAAAGCCTGCGTGATCCCAATACCTACTTAGGTAAAACACCCCTGGATATGGTTAAGCATTTTGCCAATGTCTACGGGCAAACAATCAACCATCCTTGGATGAAAGACACAGACAAAGACCTTCTACGGCTTGTTCTGGTCAAAGAGGAATATGCAGAGGTTTTATCAGCCGTAGAGGCTGACGATCTACTGAAAGAATTAGCCGACCTTGTTTACGTGACCTACGGGTATGCCGCCACATTTGGTTGGGATTTGGACGAAGCAGTCCGAAGAGTTCATGCGTCCAACATGTCAAAATTGGATGACGACGGTAAGCCCATCTACCGTGAAGATGGCAAGGTACTAAAGGGGCCACATTACGAAGCCCCTGATTTAACAGATTTAGTTTGAGGGAAAACAAATGATAAAAAACGAATACGGGCCAACACTACCAATCTCTGAAGAAATTCACGCACAGAAGTATCGTTCTGAAGGTGAGACTTTTCGTGAGGCTATGACACGGGTAGCAGAAGCCCTTAAAGACAACGAAGTACATTTTGATAACTTCCGCACCATCCTGTACAACCAACGCTTCCTGCCTGCAGGACGTGTGCAGTCAGCTATGGGCGCACCCCGTCGTGTGACACCTTACAACTGTTTTGTAAGCATGACAATTGAAGACAGTATGGAAGGTATCATGCAGGCGGCACGTAACGCTGCTAAGACGATGCAGCTTGGTGGGGGTATAGGTTACGACTTTTCTACACTACGTCCACGGGGCGCATTAATCCGTAGCCTAGACAGTCGTTCTAGTGGCCCTATGAGTTTTATGGGTATCTTTGATGCTATCTGTAAGACTATCTCTTCGGCAGGCCATCGTCGTGGCGCACAGATGGGTGTCCTACGTGTAGACCATCCTGATATCGAACAGTTCATTCGTGCTAAGAACAACAGCACAGAACTCACACAGTTCAACATCTCTGTCGGCGTGACAGATAAGTTCATGGAAGCGGTAAAGGCAGACGAAGATTTTGACTTAGAGTTTGAAGGCCGTGTCTACAAGACTGTATCTGCCCGTGCGTTATGGGATGATATCCTGCGTTCTACATGGGATTGGGCAGAACCTGGTATTTTGTTTATTGACCGCATCAACCGTAAGAACAACCTGCATTACTGTGAGTATATCGCTGCTACTAACCCCTGTGGTGAACAGCCATTGCCGCCAAACGGTGCATGTCTGCTAGGTTCATTTAACCTGACTAAGTACATTGTGCAGCATGACGGTAAATACGTCTTTAACATGAATATGCTAAAGAATGATATTCCTCATGTCGTCCGTGCTATGGATAATGTTGTAGATCGTGCAACCTACCCGCTGCCAGAACAGGAACAGGAAGCCAAGAACAAGCGTCGTATGGGTCTAGGTGTAACAGGCGTAGCTAACGCTATTGAGGCACTCGGCTTTGAGTATGGCTCTGACAACTTCATCCGTGTGTTGGAAGAGATTATGGGTACTATCCGTGATGGTGCATACCGTACTTCTATCGAACTGGCGAAAGAGAAAGGTGCGTTCCCTCTGTTCAGCCAAGAATATCTGGCATCAGAGTTTGCTAAAACCTTACCTATTGATATTCGTACAGACATTGCAAAGCACGGTATTCGTAACTCGCACCTACTGTCAGTAGCACCTACAGGCACAATTAGCTTGTCGGCAGACAACGTATCGTCGGGCATCGAACCTGTATTCTCGCTAGGCTATGACCGTACTATCCAGACGTTTGACGGGCCGAAGGTGGAACGTGTCGATGACTATGGTTATCGTGAGTTTGGCACCAAAGGTAAGACTGCAGATGAACTGTCTGTGTTTGATCATGTACGTGTGCTGAACGTAGCCTCACGCTTCGTAGACAGTGCCTGCAGTAAGACCTGTAATGTTGGTGACGATGTAACATGGGAAGAGTTTAAGCAAGTCTACATGGATGCTTATGAGGGCGGTTCATCAGGCTGCACAACATTCCGTGCTTCAGGCAAACGCTATGGTATCCTTAACGCTTCCGCATCAGAGGACATTGCTGAAGAACCAGAGACTGATGAAGATAACTTCATCGAAGAAGGCGGGGCTTGTTACTACGATCCTGCTACTGGTTTGCGCAAATGTGAATGAGTTATGCGAGATCGTAGACATCTCAGCTTAAAGCAAACACCCTATGAGGAAGGCTACCAAGCCTTCTTCTCTGGGCAACTGGTCTGCGAATACAGACCCAAATCACTTTACTACAAGGAATGGCATCGTGGTTTCAACGTAGCCTACTTTGAGAATAGGAGTCGAAATGTACAAAGAATTTCAGCGTGACGATTTCGATAAGTTTGATGCAAAAGCCCGTGAGAAGGCCAAGAAGTTTTGGTTTCGTAATGGTTTCTATTGCACAGACAATGAAGATGAATACGGCGTAGATTTAATATGCAGCAAAGGGGATCGTACCTTTTACTGTGAGGTTGAAGTCAAACGTCCGTGGCATGGCGTTAAGTTTAAATACGATACGCTGCACATTCCTGTTCGCAAAGGCAAGTTTCTAAGTAAGCCTACGCAGTTCATGATTTTTAATAACAGCATGACACACGCAGCCCTCGTAAACAGGCAGGCTGTATTAAGTGCGCCGTGCGTAGAGGTTCCCAATGTAAAAATTCGCTTTGGGGAAAAGTTCTTCGATGTACCGAAGGACAAATTAATCTTCGTCAGTACAATCTAGGAGTTAATATGACTGAAGCAGTAGAAAAAGCGTTTGAAGACGCACAAAAACAATCCCTTGAGGCCGTAATGATCCTTGGCCTGAACGACAAGGGTGGTATCACGATTAATTCAAGCGTTAATAACATTGCAGCAATGCATTGGATGCTTAATAAATCAATCTTTGATATCAACGTATTCCAAAGCAATTCGAAAGAACCTGTGCAGGAAGAAACTGAAGAGAAATCGGAATAAAAAAGCCCCCAGGCCATTGACCTAGAGGCGTTGATTTCATATACTATAAGTGAACTGGCGGTTTGGTCACTGCCTTTTCAAGTTTAGTAGAAGCCCCCTAGTTTTCTAGGGGGTTTTTCTTTATTGCGCACCAAATAATTGCAGCATGTCACGATCTACCATACCACGGTCTTCTTCACCAAATGCATCTTCTTCTTGGACACGGAATTCGTAGCGTGTACCTAACACAGATGCGCCTGTTACAGACGAAGCTAACGACCTAGCAATTTCGTCAGCCCGTGTGGTTCTTCCTTCTGCCAATTCACGTAGCATACTCTCGAACTTTTTAGGATCAGATACTACAGTGGCTAACACATGCGCTGCGACATCTTTTTGTAGCCGTTCAGCTTCTGCTACAGGAACCGATGTAATACGACGTAGCATCGCAGCGGTTGGGTTCATATATCCTGCAGTAAGCAAAATAGCTGTAGATACCGCATCCCTGATATTTGAGTCACGGGCGGCATTAATGATCGTGTCTGAACCTGCTTGTGATACTTTTAGACGAGATGGCAAAGATGTTTGGTACATCATATTAACCAAACCAATCACTGCGTCTGACATTTCACTATCTTTGCCATAAACAGCATTAATAGACTTAAACAGATTACTTGCATCATCAGCCGTAAGCTTCATGGCAGCACCAACAGCCATGTTGCGTCGTGCTTCCGTACCAGACTTCATAGCCACTGGGGACGATCCAAAGATACGTGATCCTACAGTATCCAAAGCAACGGCTTGTAGGGCCTCTGTAGCCATACGACGTTGGGCTTCATCAGGCAGCGTGGCAATAACACCCATCAACTCATTAATACGATTTTCTGAGTTTGATGATGTCATGATAGACGTTAGTGTCTGCTTTGCACTAGACGTAGGAGTGCTACGAACAGGTCCAGATGCACCCTCACGAATAGAAGGGGCAGCTTTGTCTATCAACATGCCTACAACGCCTTCTTGCGCTGCAATAATGTCTGCGTCTAATTGTTTAACCAGTTCGTCGTTGGCTAATTTAATATTACCTAAATTGCCATATGCACTACTGATCTGATCGTATGCACTTTGTACGTCATTTAGAAGCTGAGTATCCCCCAACGCCTGTAGCTGTTCACGTACAGGTTGGAAGGCATCAAATAAAAGACGTTCAGGGTCTGTTGCGCCTTTAGCTGCACCTGAAGCCACTGCATCACGCAAAGCATTAGCCGCCTGCGCACGGAATAGATCACGGAACGCCCCATTAATCTCTGCAGGCGAAGTAACACTTTTCAGCATAGTGTCTAACTGGTTCATCAAAGTACCAGTGCCATCACCAATGGCTTCATCTACAAACTGATTAGAACCTAGAATTGCATCAGGTTCGTTACGACCATAATCCCCTGGTATCTGTCCACGTTCTGTATCAAAGCGACGTTGATCTTGGAACTTATCTGTTAAGCGGCGTACAGGCTCAGAGTTGGCAAAGTCAGCCATAGCAGTCTTATACAGATTATCTGCACTCTGGAATGCGGCAGAAACATCAGAAGGTGCCGTGTCGATGACATGAGCCATCTGTCCTGCTTCAGTGTCTGTAATGTGATCTCTAAACTCAATCAAACGACGTTGAATAGTAGGCTGATCACGGTAACTATCAATTACTGCAGCTAGACTACCCTTCAAATCGTATAGGTCTTTAAACGTAAGTTCTTCAGCCATACGTTCAATTACCTGTTCAGGTGTTTCCATGATAGCTTCGCTTGCAGCTTCACCTGCTACAGGCATAGGATCAGTCTTAGTACCTACACGTTGCGGCTCAAAGCCTTCAAAGATATCCCGCAAAACGACTGCAGCACGGTCCCCAGAGCCATCAATAGCGTTAGTAGCACGGGTAACTTCAAGCAGCTTACTCTTCAACAATCCTGCATCAATTGAGGCTTCTGGCAATGCAGCGTAAGCCGCATCAACTGCATCCATTGCATTTTTAAATGCCGTGTAACCTTCTGTAGAAACAAGTTCAGTGAGGGCCTGACGTACTTCACGGTTGTTAGTATTAAACAAACCATAACCGCCAGTGTTCTGTGCAATGATATCCTGAACAAGCGGGTTGTCTTCAAGCACAGTATCCCTTGCTGCTAGTAACTCATCTGTCTGACGGGTTACGTCATCTACTTGCGTACCTAATTCAGCAACTCTTTGATCAGATGCGGCGACGACACCAGAGGCCACGTCTTGTGCTGCTTGGTCTATATTACCGTCAGCTAGTGCGTCTGCAGTGTCGCCAATAAACTCACCAATCTCATTAGGTATACGTTCTGCACCAGACTGAATAGCAGGATTGTTCTGTTGGCTACGGAATAGTCCAATCATAGAAGACGACATACGTGCCGCTTCTTCTTGTACCATTTCCTCAAAAGCTTCAGGTGTCATAGAGTTCTTCAGACCTGCCCGTGTTTCACGGATGTAGGCTTCAGAACCCATCATGATTGCATTGGTTGTGTCGTTATCAATCTGCTTGGTTGCATTGCCCAGTGACAAATCAATTACACGATTGTCGTTTAGTACATCAGCAAGCGCAGTGATGCGCAGCTTCATGTCTACTGCGTTCAGGCTTGAGATTTCTGGGTCTAAATATTTAACTACCTCAAGAAGCGTACCGTCAGATATGGCATTGGAAAGAGCCTGTTTATTTGCAAGCTGTTTACCTGCAGAAACTTTACCGTATGCCCATCCAAGACCTTTGCCCATCACAGAAAGCAAACCGTCTGCAGCACCGTTGACTACCATACCGTCTAGGAAAATAGCTAGGTTTTCTGCTTGTGCATCATCGATATTAGGCAAAACAGACTTTACTGCATTACCTTTAATCAACAGACCTTCATCGCCTTCTTTGGACATAATGGCTTCTGCCAAACTTGCACCCAAAGCATCAGCGGCTATTGTACCAGATGCAGTAAGTTGCCCTGTCTTTGCGCCTTCCTTACCATATTTGAGAAGCTTACCACCATAATTGAAAGCTTTCATCACAGGAATAGAAGGGGCAGCGATAGACAATATGGTAGTTGCGATTGCCTCACCACCTGCCTGATCTAAATCCGCACGGTTACGGGCAAATTCACTGCCACCTAAAACAGAACCCTCAGTAACTAAACCACCTATCTCTTGATAGATGTTACGTCCTGCCTGTTCCACAACACGGTTGAAAGTGGATTGATCCAGAGTAGGATCGGGGATTAAAACCTTTTCATACTTATAGTCTGTGATATTTCCGTTTTCATCACGGACAGGAACGTACCGATCATAAATACGTCTACCGTCTTCAGTGTAGAACGAACTACCATCATAAAGATCACGGGTTGCTTCTGTCCACTTTTCTTTATCAGCGTTATACTGATCACGGGCTTTCTGACTGTCTTTTAGTTCAGCACCTTCAGGGTTTACAATGTCGTACCAGATAGAGCCGATACGATCAAAATAACTTAGATCGGGTTTTTCTTTAGTCTCGCCTGTTTCTGGATCAGTGAATGTTCCGTACAAGTTATCATATGTGAAAGCATCACGGGTTTCTTGTGTTACAGGGGCTGTATTTGAAGAAGTGTTTTCAGCAACTACTCTATCTATATAGTCCTGCCAATCTTTCTCTGTTCCACCCTGAAAGACAGGCTGTCCCAAAGAATTAATTTCAGCGTTAGAATTATCAGTAGAAGAATTTTCTTCCTCTTCTTCTGAGGTATCCAAGGAAGTACCTGTTAGATCAACATTATTAGTTTTTAGGTATTCTTCTAAAGTTTGTTCTGCCATCTTACTGCCCTTGTTCTGCTTTTGCAGCTTTGGCTTGTGCAGCAAAGGCATCCAGAACAGCTTGTTTTGGAATACCTTGTGTATTTGCAACTACCGTAGCCCATGAATCTCTGAGGTTTTCAGGCATATCAGCGTATGTTTTGTAATCGCCATTAAACGTGTTACCTTGCCGCCAACCTGAAATTTTAGTTCCTACTGTTTTGTTTTTTACTTCAGGCGGTGTTAGAGTATCGTCTGTTGCGACCTTTTCAGCCTTACCATTTGCCCATTCTACCATGTCACCAAGTCCACGGGACGCAAGGTAATCTGGCATAGGTACTTTAAAGCCTCTGGTCAATTCTGGATCATAACGATCAAGCAGCACGATTTGCGGCTCAGTATCAAGGTCACTAATCTTACGACTTACAGTGTTAATACGCTGCAAGGACTGACTGCGAAGGTTGTTACTAAAGGTTTCGTAGCTTGAACCCGCCGAAACAATCTGTAGAGCCTTCTTAAAGTCATTGTTAGACAGACCTGTGCCTCGTTGTTCAAGAACTGCAGAAGCATAGGTGTAGGCAAATTTCAACAACTCAGCTTGGAATTGTGAAGACATACTTGCAGTTTCAGCGAACTGAGAAGCCTGATTATCAATGTACTGCATGACAGTCTCGTTGTCTGCACCACTTAGATACAAGTTGTTCAAGGCTTCGTATTCGTTTCCAAGGCGGTCAATAAGCTTAGTAACATCGCCACCAACTGTAGTTAGGATAGCAGGGTTACCACCTTGTTTAGGATCGACAAAGCTTTCCAAGCGACGTGCCGACTCTAACATTGTAGCAGTCTGTGATCGTGCTTCTCTAACAGGTTTAAGCGTCTTGTCATTAGCCTGTGCCACTAGATCAGCCATATCACCCAACGTCTTCATACTGTCGTTTCGAGTGATTGCATCTGGGGGTACAAGTCGTCTGTTTTCGATATCGTAGATACCTTGCGCAGACGGTGCTGTTGTAGACATGACGGTGACCGTTTCGCCATTTTCATCTGTGATTTTGTAGGTGGTCATGAAGAAGCCACCATCCAGATTAAGTTCTGGCATTGCCCCCGCTTCTGCAGCCGTTCTTGCTTTAATTAAAGCAGTAAGCTGCGCACGTTTATCACTATCCTTGGGGGCTTGATCCCTAGCAATTTCTAAG